GCTCTTCCGATCTGCTCGTATCTCTCCAAGGTAGTAACCCGAGAGGGTTGCTTTCCTTCCAAGGGTAATCTTGGCGTCAAGCCAAGAGCCTGAGGCAATGAGGACAAACCTCCAAGGAATGAAACAACTGTTTCAAACCTTTGGAAGATTGTTTTTCTCAAAGCTGACTTCACCTTCTCGTCGAAGGCGGATGAAAGTATATTCAGATCTTCATCTGAAAGACTTTCATGGCTATCATAAGCATGCTTATTGATACGCCTCCTTAGGTCCAGTAAGGACTCAAGAACCGTCTCCTCTGGTCGGTAGAATTCGAGTGTACGCTTAATCATCTTACCCAGATTATCTCCAGGTAATGAATGGTTAAGTCCAATTGGTTCACATAAGTGAGCAACTTGGTCGTACACCTTTTTCTGCCTAACTGAAAGAAGGTCTCGGCTCCGCCTGCCAAGTAACCTACAGATATCGAGGAAATTGTCATCAGACATTCTCCTCCACTTCAATTGAGGAATCACCTCATCTGAAGTAATTATCTTTCCAGCAAACTCAGCAAGTTTATTGGAAGATAACGATTTTTCTGTAGAATACTTACAGGACATTCGGTCCAGGAGTTCCATGTATTTTATCCTAAGTTTATCACTGAGGATAATTACATCATCTCCTACCACAAAGAATTGGTTGTCATGACGGCAACCATTCAAGTAGTAGAGAAGGAACCCATGTGTAATGGTAAAAAGGAAGAAACTAGGATACAATCCTAGAGGCTGTCCCCTCTTCCATTGCACATACCCGATTGAGGAAGACCAAAGTCCCCTCGAAATTCTCTTAAACAGCTCCAGGTGATCCCAGTCTTTTGGACGAAGGATTGCTCTTAAAACTGTTAATTGAATAGACAAGGGAAAAAGGTCTGTAGCAGAACTAAGGTCCACAGAATGGACTTGGGTCTGCCCTCGGAGGGCCTCCTGAATGTGCGGTACTGCTTTCATCTGATTGAAAGTACAGTCCCAAGGTAGTCTAGAGGTGAGTCTTCCCAAGCCATCTTTCAAAGGCTTAAGAGCTTCCTGATGGACACGGTAGGGCGACGCAATACTGCGAAGCTTCCCACCAGGCTCCTGAAGGAAGTGCACCTCACCACAAAATGGATCTCCAGCATCATACGATTGCTCGATGATACTGTCGCATCCATCTGTTTGCGGCTCAGACAAGGCTCTAAGAAGATAGTAAGCCCGAGTCCCAAAAAGGACAGGACTATACAGTCTCTTGAATTCCCTGAACAAAGCTAAACCTGAGGGTAACTTGAAAACTTGGAGATCATCCAAAATTTTCGAGTTTTGTCCAACAGATTTACCAAACAAACGGGGAGCCCGCTTTGTAGGAGATCCCACATAGGCTACCAACGGTTGTGCCTTCTTCAAACGAAGAGGACCTGCCACATACTTTTTCACGGCACGGAAAATTTCAGAATGAAATTCTGGAATTAAACCGTCAGGAAGGTTACAATTAACGGCACTAAGGAATTTCTCCTTTTGTGACTCCGTTAATTTCGGGAGAATATAGAAAGTGTAGGCTTGAAAAGCCTGAACCACTTTCGCAAAATTCCCCTTACCTTTCTCACTCCAACGAAAAAGTGTGCCGATTACACCCCTGAGGTCACCTTGACGATTCTTTCGAATCCAGGTAACCGGAGACAAGCCAGCACGACGGCGGAATAGATCTACTTTAAGAGATTTCAATCTCTTAATAGTCCATTCCACACCAGAGTGCTGTTCCCACTTTACCATCTCCTTGATGAAGGGAGAAATGGATGATTTGGGAACACCAATGGCAAAGAGTCTTCTCTTCAATCCATCCTGATGTTGTTGCATGGTAAGCATTTGCGAACCAGCAGACATTTTGGTTGTCCTCCTTTT